GTTAATTAGGGCGCCTCTAGCCACTGAGTCGACGGAATAAGCAGGGTGATGAATCACTTGCTCTTCCTCGTCAGTCGAGGCGCGGTGGCATAGGAGCTGTTTTAAGCTAGAGGTTGTCGCCACTCTCTAATGCTCGGATACGTTGGTCGATGTTATCGATCATGGTGCTAACACCAATCGCACTGTATTGCTCATGCGCGTTTTGAAGATGAGTTCGCGCTTTCTGTAACGTCGCCACATCTCCGACAGAGGCCGCATGAGGCTTACCTTCATCGTTACGCAGTAGATACAAGCCCGCGAACTTCAACCATTTGGCCGTGGGCTTTTCGTTGATGCTCCAGTCGTCGGTGACCTTCTCAAATACCTGGGAGAAGTAAGGCTCAATCGATTGGCCTTTGTCTGCCATACGCTCTGACCAAGCCAAGACTTCATCCGCACAGAAGGTGGCAAAATCACGCTTGAATCGTTCTGGTGTATCTAACCCGCGCTCGATAGCGATATCACACCACTTGATGGCGGTTTCTAGATCTTCGATATCGAATAGCCAAATCACCATCTGAGTAAATAACGGGTTATCGAACTGCTCGTCACCGGCTAGGTAAGCTTCAATGGCTTCACGATATTTAGGGACCAAAACTTCACGTTTGTGGTTAACCTTTTCATCCTTACGATTGAAGGTTTTTAGCACCTTCAAATCGCTTTCAAGTTCAGCTAAAAGCAGGTGAAGGCTGTTAGGATTAGCAACAAACTGTTTCTCAGGTGTCAATTGCTTTTGCTGTTTTGCCAAGGCTTCTTGGCGCAACTTCGCTAATGGACTGGCCATGTCTTCCCCTTAACCTGCTGCTGCCACAACGACAGTGACTTCTTCAATCGCTGCAAACTTGTGGTAATTGCCCACCGCATAACCTTCTTGGCGAAGATATGACGTTTCGAAGCGTTTTCGGTCTTCTTCATTCCGCGACTTACGCCACTGCGTTCCTTTTTGAGTCAGGATTTGCAGGTTGGTTAAGTTCGTTACCCAAATCATGTCTGGCGGGAAAAATGGTGGTGTATACACCGTTTTACCAGCAACTGTCTTAGCCAAGCTCTGCGCGGCTTTGTGCTCGGTGGGTACTTCAGCTGATTCCAATAAACGATGCTGCTCCGCGGCCACTAAGTTGCGGCCAATCAGAACCACTAAATCAGGGTCGCCTTGATGCACTTCATGGATAGTGGTGTTAATCAGATCGTTAACCAGTGAATCGAGGTTTCGATATGAACCTTCGGTTGCCCCTGTCGAATCTAATTTCACCGCAGGTAAGACTTGAGCCGGTGCCTTCTCTTTTGCGAGTTGTAGCCAGCCTTTGTTAACGTCTTCACCCATCGGGTTTGCTTTAGGATCCGTACTCTCACCCGCAATGGAGGTGCCATGGAAACCAATACGCAGCTTATCTAAGGCAAAATTACGCGTGATGGCGTTGTTCATCAGCTTCATCCACTGACCTTTACCACCCGAGTTCGCCCAGATTGTCATCGTAATCCAGTTGATATGAGCGCCTGAGTCCGTTTCAGTTAGCTCATAGGTATTGCCGCTTTGGTCAAGAGAGCCCATGAAACGACCGTCTTTAACTCGACCGGTCAGCAAGCCACTGTCACCCACATCGATCACTTGACCCTTAATTTGGTCAACCGAGATATTCGAAATACGGTTTAAGAAAGAGTCAGATTCAACAATGGCTTGGCGAAGCTTCGTTTCCATCACCGGCGTGATGTTGAATTGCTTAGACGCATCTACAACGCCGCCCGCTTTTGCTACGGCTTGGCAATATTCATCTAAAAATTGAGTCGATACTGCATTGAGCATTTACACGACCTCCACAGTTGATTCGCCGCCGTTGCCTTCTTCACCAGGCTTTTGACCAGGGACTTCTTGCTTAAGCTTTGCGAACTGGGTTTCAAGGTTTTGTACTTGCTCGGCTACAGGAGCAAGCTGCTTCTCTAATTCACTAGAGAACTGCTCCAAAGAGAACGTTTGAACTTCACCTTCGGGTTTGGCTTCGGGTTCGTTAGGTGTTTGCGTTTGCAGGTTAAACTCTTGTTTGAGTTCATCCTTTAGCTCACCTTTCATAATGCCGAACTGCTCTTTCATCGCAGCTTTGAATTGTTCTTCGGTCACTTCTTCTTCCTCTGGTTCAGGATCAGGTTGTGGCTCTGGTTGTTCATCACCAGAATTGAAAAAGGCATTACACAAGGCAAAGAATCGGTCTGTTTTTGAGTAACACTCATCAAGGCTGATTTCTTCCAGTTGGCTGCAACTCAGCTCTGTGGTTTGACCTTCTTGTCGCGAAAACTGAAGTAATGAAACACCAGACGACGCCGGGGAATCGGTCACGGCTAATCCCATCAGGTAGCACTTTCCTTGCCCTTTATAGTCTGGGTTGGGTTCTATGGAGGTAAACAGCTTCTGCCCAAGCTTATTGGCTTCAAGTAAATATTGATTAGGTTCAAGTTTGGCAAACAAGCGCATTTTCCCATCCACTTCTTCAGCTTTTACGGCAAGCACTTTGCCCCAGTTACTTCCGTAACCTGCAAAGCGTTTGTGTTCAGGCCAAATCAAAGCGGTGTATTCACTCAAGGCATAATTTTCTGCAATCTGCATGAGCCATTCTCGGGTGATCTTACGACCATCAACCGTCGGCCCTTCTGTTGCTACAATTTTCCAATCACTGGTTTTTGCCATTTGAGTTTTTTACCTAGTATTAATTTGTCAGTTAGGTGTTTCTGGCATTCACAATACGCCTTTGATTTGCCCGTTTCAGCCACTTCAATTCCTACCAATTCGGATACAGGGCGTATCCGAACCCATCCGAATTTTGCTATGCAATTTAGGTTGTTACCTCGGCGTATGATTGGTCCATGGCATATTCTCCTGAAACACGACACGCGGCCCGTTCCCTTTATTTAAAGGCTTGGACGCCCAATGAAATCGCTTCCGAATTAGGTTTGAACAGCACCAGAATTATTTATCACTGGGCTGACAAATTTGGATGGCGTGATATGTTGCGCGAGCAAACGATTGATGAATCGATAGCGCGTAGAATTGAAACCTTGCTTGAGCTGGAAAACCCAACCAAAGGCCAACTCGATATGCTTGATAGGCTCATCAAGCACCACGTACAACTTAAGAAATTCCATGCACAAGCTCAGCCAGTTGGAGAGAAACACTCATCTAACGAAACTGAACCTGTAGCTAAAACTAACGGTAAAAGCTCGCGTTCTAATAAGTCTGACGACAAGCAGAAAAAGAAGAAAAGTAAAAAGAAGAACAACATTGCTGAGCTGACCAAAGAGAACTTCGCGACCTGGCATGAATCACTCTTTGAATATCAGCACACGATGCGTAACAACCTGCACCAACGTACGCGTAATATTCTTAAATCTCGTCAGATTGGCGCCACCTATTATTTCAGTGGTGAAGCGTTAGAAGATGCGATTTTGACCGGCGATAACCAGATATTCTTATCCGCGTCTCGCGCCCAGGCAGAAGTATTCAGAAGTTACATTATTGCGATTGGTGAAGAGTTTTTAGGTGTTGAACTGACGGGCAACCCGATCATTCTCTCTAACGGAGCTGAGCTCAGATTCTTATCCACCAACTCAAAAACCGCGCAAAGTTATCATGGCCACGTTTATGTGGATGAGTATTTCTGGATCCCGAAATTCGATGAGTTGAACAAGCTCGCGTCAGCTATGGCCACTCATAAGAACTGGCGTAAAACCTACTTCTCTACCCCTTCCGCTAAAACGCACCAGGCTTACACATTTTGGACCGGTGACCAATGGCGCAGAGGCCGTGATACTCGCACCAATATTGAGTTCCCTACCTTTGACGAATATCGAGATGGCGGCCGACTCTGCCCAGACAAGCAGTGGCGTTACATAGTCACAATTGAAGATGCGGCTGCAGGCGGCTGTGAGCTTTTTGATATTGATGAACTGCGCGACGAATACAGCAAAGACGATTTCGATAACCTGTTTATGTGTATTTTCGTTGATGGCGCCAGCTCCGTCTTCAAGTTCTCAGCCCTCGAAAAAGCCATGGTGGACATTAGCCGGTGGCAAGACTTCAAGCCAAATGACAAAGACCCCTTCGATCGCCGTGAAGTTTGGTTAGGCTACGACCCAAGCCGAACTCGAGACAATGCTTGTTTGGTTGTGGTTGCACCGCCCATTGTTGCCGTTGAAAAATTCAGAGTACTTGAAAAGCACTACTGGCGAGGGTTGAATTTTCAGTACCAGGCGCAACAAGTTTCAAAAGTGTTTGAACGTTATAACGTGAGCTACTTGGGTATTGATACAACAGGCATTGGCGCGGGTGTCTATGACTTGATTAACAAGAAACACCCGCGAGAAACCGTGGCCATTCAATACAGTAATGAGAGTAAGAACCGCTTGGTGATGAAGATGATAGATGTGGTAGAAGCCAACCGCATTCAGTTTGATGCTGAGCACAAAGATATCGCCATGGCATTCATGGCCATCAAGCGAGCGACCACCAATAGCGGCAACAACATGACCTTCAAAGCAGAGCGCAGCGAGTTAACCGGACATGCCGATGCATTCTGGGCGATTTCCCATGCCTGCATTAATGAGCCGCTCGATCACTCTGAAAAACGTAAATCAACTTGGCAGATGTAAATCAATGACTGAACAGACAACAGAAATAATCACGAAAGAATCCGCTAATGATGAAAGCTTGATGTTTAGCTTTGGTGAGCCAGAAATCATGGGCCGTGATTTCACCAACTACGAATACAACGAGCTTTACTACAACGAAGACGGGAACTACTGGGAACCGCCACTCGATAGAGCTGGCTTAAATAAACTGACTCGGGCTAACGCTTATCACGGTTCTATCTTAATGGCTCGCCGTAACATGATTGCGGGCCGTTACACCCAAGGTGGGATGCAGAAGCAACAAATGCAATCAGCCGTGCATGACTTCTTAGAATTTGGTGACACTGCCCTGCTTAAGCTTCGTAACTACTTTGGCAAAGTCATTGGACTATGGCCTATTCCTACGATGTATTTACGTAAACGTAAAAGCGGTGACTTCGCATTCTTAGAGCGAGACGACAAGCAAAAGAGTTACAAGAAAGAAGACGTTATATTCATCAAACAATACGACCCAGTTCAGCAAGTCTACGGAGGACCGGATTACCTTGGCTGTGTTCAGTCGGCTTTGCTTAGCCAGGACTCCACCACGTTTCGTCGCCGTTACTATAAGAACGGTTTGCACATGGGCTTTATCTTCTATGCGACTGACCCTAACTTGAGTAAAGACGATGAGGAAGACCTAAAGCAGAAGATGGCTTCAAGCCGTGGTGTGGGTAACTTCCGTTCAATGTTCATCAACATTCCAAACGGCAATGAGAAAGGGATTCAACTCATACCCGTTGGCGACATTGCAACAAAAGATGAGTACGAGAAAATTAAGAACGTCACCGCGCAAGAGGTGATCACCGGTCATCGCTTCCCTGTCGAACTGGCCGCAATCATTCCAAACGGTGGCACTCGTGGTGACCCGATTAAATTTGATTACGTTTACTGTAAAAACGAAGTGATACCCGCTTGCGAAATGTTCATGGATGCCGTGAACAGCGACCCAGAAGTACCAGAACACCTGCATTTGACCTTCAATTTGGACAATGTGGCAGCCTAACTAGCGTGTTGTTTTTGCAATTATGTTTTTATCTTCAATTTGCGCTCAGCCCTTTCTTCATAAGGGCTGAGAAGCAACTCAAACGATCGTCACAAAACACAAACGATCATTAAAAAACCGACCAAAAACACAAAAAGCATTATATTTCAGACACTTAACAAAACCAACCAGATCAACACTGATCGTCAGAATTTCAATTCCTTGCAATTTTTTGCACTCTTCGCAATTTTACTAGGCGCTCTGTAAGCCATTCTGAGCACGACTAACTTAATGCAAGCCCCGTTATTCCTAAAGGGCTAGCGGCTTGTTAGCCTTCCATAGCGGCGGCAGAATTTCACTGAAATAGAATTGCGAAAAAATGAGATCGAAAACGCTTCAGGTGGGGAGGAGGAGTGCATTTTCCGTGAGTTAGGCGTGCTTTCGGTGGGCTGTGTGACTTACACAAAAAAAACCACCGTAAGCGGTGGCTATAGGAAGTGCAGCACTTAAAGCTTGATACTAAGCTTTGCAAACCCATATCATTCATGGGAAAGAGGAACCAATGAAAACACTAACGGACTAATTCGACAATACTTACACCAAAGCGAACCTCCATGTCACATGTGACACAGAAGCTATGTAATAAAATTGCACATAAGTTAAACATACGCCCACGTAAAAGGCTTGGGTATAGAATGCCAATGGAGTATATTTATGTGTACCTGTAGAAAGTGTCGCACTTCAAACTTGATACTAAGGTGCTATTTCTGAGAGGACACACTAGTTTCATTTTTGACAACAACGTTTTTTACAGCCTGACTTATCAATGCTCTATATTGTTGTTTAGCTTCATATTCAGAGATGAGCCCCTTCTTCTATTGCTGATTAATAAAAGCAATTGCATTTTCAATCTCTAAGCTGACCCTATGCTGATTTTTCCAGCCTTTAATGTTGAACCCAAAGACACTTAAAGCGATAAAATGGAGTGCAATCCAACGGATCGTTAAAAAGCTTAGGATCAGAAAAGTATATTTTGCTACTACATAACTCTCGAACCAAAAACTCGCTGAATTTTCTATATTTATACAATTTCATTGCTAACTATCCGTATTCGTATGTAGCCGCGTTAAGTAGTGAGCAACTCCACCACAGAACCTAACCTATTGTGCCGTGTACACTAAAGTTGATTCAAACCGAAAATGCTGAGCGTTGCTAATCTGCCTTAAACGCTTTGTATGGCGTAATGACCTCGTGATAATATACTCAAAAATGCATATGCAAGGTAAATGCTATGGCAGAAAAAATGCAGCGAAGATATACAGAAAAGAACGTAAAGAAACTAGTTGCGTCTGCGGGTGGTCGTTGTAGTTATAGATACAAAGGTGAAATTTGCAAAAGGTTGCTAGTAAGCAACAACTCTGTCATTGGTGAAAAGGCACATATCGAAGCCATTGGCAAGAAGGGAGCAAGACACAACCCTCATATCTCAGAAGAAAAAGTTAATAGTTACGACAACCTAATATGGATGTGCCCAACACACCATACAATGATCGATAAACTCGATGATGAACACATTTATACAGTGGAAATGTTACTTGAAATGAAAAATGCTCATGAAAAAGATATTGAGTTAGGAAATTACGGTACTAGAACTACGTTGTATGACACTGTAATTCATGATTATTCAGCACTGAGCACACTTTTTTATTACGTTGATATAAATAAACTATACTCAAGCTCTATAGACTTACCGTGCTTTTTAGATGACGAATTTGGTGCACTCGACCATATGGTTGAAAATTATGCGTTAGATCTTGGTAAGTTTTACTTACGTGATAAATATCTGAATAAGTTGTTTATTCGAATGTTGGACTCTGAACGCTTTCTATTGAGAAAGATTGAGGAAACATTCGATTACGAGAATGTCCGTGACGGGCTGAATTCGATACAGAAATTAGAATGCGTACCAAAGCTGAATAAAACTGCTGCTGACATTAATTGGGTCGACTACTTAACATGTACATACCAGGAAAATGTAGAGAGTTTTGTAAACGCAATTCGAAACCGATATCCTGAAATTCTCTATGCTCCAGTTTATGACCCGTTCCCTGACGCATAAGGTTACACATTAATCAAACTGATAAACACAGGCTTATCTATAACTGATATATGAGTGCTTCACATAATGCAGAAAATTACTCCATAGTACGAACATCAAAGCTCACCTGGTGAAATACGTCAATTGAGAAAGACAAAAATAGCGACTTCAAAAGCTGGTAGAACTGTATAAATCATCACCATAATTTAGTACCATGAAGCTATCATTTAGATGAGTACATGGTGTCATATGAGAGTAGTTTGCCCCGAGTGTGGCGAGAAAGCCCGCATACAAAAATCAAACCGTATTTCAGCGGGTTATAGCGACTTATATTGTAGTTGTAGTGACCCCGAGTGCGGCCACTCTTTCGTGATGAACCTAACCTTCAGCCACACTCTTAGCCCTTCGGCTAAAACGACTTCTCAGTTAGCTTTTGAAATGGTTAAAGCCCTGGCACCCGATCAGCGCCAAGAACTCAAACAGCAGCTATCAATTCTCTAAAGTTTAAACTCAGGGCTATCTACACCATCAGCCATTTCAATTAGCTGCTTCATTGCGGCTAACTTTTCAGGCTTCAACTCTTCTCTTTGGTCTGCAACCAATAAACCCATCAAATAAATACCTACATCAGCTCTGCTTTCACCTTCAGTGCTGAGTGCTACAGCATCTATAATGAACTCCATCGCTTGTAAAAATATGTCCTGTTGTTTTAATGACATAGCTCTACTCCAAACCAAAAGACTGGATAAATATACAGTACTTTTATAAATATTCATACAGTGTTTTTATGAAGCGAGATTCACCCCTCATTCTGATAACTAATCTGAGCTTCATATCAGCGGCCATTCAGCGGTTTCAGGAAAGAACGACAAATTAGGCTGTTCATATTCATAGTCGTCATCGTCTCCGGTTAGAGGTTCAGGCGGTTTAGCCTCGAAATCATCTAACCAGTTTAAATCTGGCTTGGGTTGGTACACTTCAACCAGCTGGGCTGGGCGAACCGTGCCGCATGGTAGATGCTCCGCAGGGCGAACTCTTATACTCGTTTCATCATCTATTCGAATTGAACTGCCTTGTTGCAGCGCGATTAGAGCTGAACCATCAATGTTTGGCGGTAACCCACCACCTACTGAGTAAGGTTCTAATAATCGCTTAAGCTGATCGCTGACCTGTACTTTTTGCGGTAGCGTACAGTTATTGACAGAACTCCGAGAATCTATAGCAGGACAATCGCCCCACTAACCTTTCATATCGCCATATTGCCTCATAGGCTTACCCACTAACTGTTCTAGCTTACGCTTTCTGGCAGCCTTAGCTTCTGGGCTATTACTTGGATGATTGGGATCTTCTACTTCTTCTATTCTTCTTTTGGCCTTGACTTCAGCATCCGTTAACCACGCTTCTGAACCAACTGTGTGATTCTTATTAGCACTGTAATCTGACAAACGTTGACTCTTACTTTTCGGCATAGTTTGCTCCATCAAATTGACTGATGCTCTAATATTGACCAACAACACCTCGATTGCAATATTTGTTACATGGGCAAACTGGTCTTGAACAACAAAGGCTTATACCGTTCTGAGGCGTACTCCAGTTGAGCTTGCATCCAGTAACTTTTCTCACTCTCATCCACATCCAAAATAGGAGGGCTATCTTCAAATACTGCTTTCCAATAGGCTCGCCGTTCCTGGTGGTGAACAAAGCTACTTTCGTAATATGCATCAGCCTCTTGTTTGAGATCAGCTAAATCCAAATCTCTACACACCATAGACCAGCCACGAGCACCAGCTGCCCAATACAGAAACTCATCAACCTTGGTACGTGATTCATCACCTTCAAATGTCACCGAAAATCGATTACCACTAGAAGCATGTACCCCACGCTCTCGCATCTCTCGATTCACCTTCTCAGCCTGTTTTTCTAAACGGATAATACGACTTTGCATCTTGTCCGTGAGCTCTTTCGGCTTACCTTGTTTGATTGCTATCGACTTAGCCTTAATAGTTTGAGCTTTAGCAACAATCAGCTTTGATACCTTGCGCTTCAAAGGTTTTTTCCACTGGTCGAGTTTATGGCCAAGCTCCTTAATCACTGCGGTCATATTGTCGGCTTCAAAAGAGGCCAAGCATTCCCACTTTGGCGCTCGCGTACATTTCGATATGTTGTAGCGATTACCTCTTATCAGACCTTGTTCAGCATTTTCTCCCTTTGCTGCATAGCCCACCGCTTTGATGATGTAAGAACCTGCAGCTTTAGGCTTTTTGATTCGCTCAAGCTTTGCAAAACCATGCCCCCAAATTTTTTCTAGTCTTTTTGCCCAAGCACTAAAGAACCTAGGTTCTACATTCCACTTTAAAAGAACATGTACGTGAGGGTTGGGTTCACCATCCTCATTCGCTGGACACTCAGCGACCCAAATGTAATGAAAATCGAGAGGTTTCTTTGTTGGGCCAACTTCACTAGGTTTACCAATATGAGCGGGGACTTTTTCAGTTTTTAAATCACAATATTTCTGTCCGCTATCGGTATCAGTTTGCAGAGTATGATCAGCTACCCACCCTCTTTGGTACATCTTCTTCGTCGCATCGAGAATCCTAGACACCTCCTTGCCCATTGTGGTTTCAATGGTTTTCTCTAATGTAAACCCACTGGTAGGCTTATCCTCCAAGCGGCAATAATCACCAGCAATATCTCCCTTGATGTTCATCAGCTTAGTTCGTGGTCTATTGGCAAATGGGACGGTTGAATAAGGGCCCCCAATATCCATGACCGGCAACGCCACTCGTTTTTCTGTTGAGCTACTCGCGTAAGTCACCATGTTTCTTCGATAGCGAATTGGATGCCGGGCCCCTAACCCACCAATTTCAGATTCACTAGCCATCCCACCAAAGATGGCCAAGCGCTGAGCCTGAGTAAAAGTAAGTGTCAAAAATGTTGTGAAACCTTCGTTACTTACCGCCGAATATGCAGCGCTTTCGAAAATCTGAGTCACCGCACGCTTGGTAAGTTTATCGGTATATCTGTCACCACTGTTTGCAACTGGCGCTTTACTCGCTGGAGTCTGCGTAATGTGCTGAATTCGGTATTGATTGAAGCACTTACGCTGCTGCAGTTGTACCGAGGTAGGAACAATTTGCGGTTCACAGCGATTGACCTTCCCTTTGTCACGCAAAACTGCAGGCGTATTTCGCTCTGTAGAGCAATATAGCGAGTCGTGATTGAAATACGACTCTGAGCTTTGCAAAACTTCCAACGGCTTCGATACATTGTCTAGCAATCGCAGAGTCTGACGATTTCGCTCTATTCGATGCCTATATTTTTCTGTCGGACTTTTGCGCCCTTTGACTAGCCTATTGTCTTCGGCGATTCTCGCCGCCGCTTCGCGGTCGTATTCTGTACGATTATTAAGCGCTTTAAAGAGATCAGTAGACTTCTGCAGTTCCAACTCTCGTTTAGGTTTTTGATTAAAAACGCGATCGTAAATCGGGATTTTCTTCACTAAGCCAGAATCTAAAAGCACTTGTTCTTGGTCGGTGTAAATTTTGGATACTAAAAAACCAGCGTTATAGCTGGCGTCGTTTCTACGGATTTTATCGAGGGGCATTACAGCCCCTGCGCTATAGAGTAAATCACTTAGTTCCACTAAATTGCCTCCAACTCCTGATTAGTGACCACCATAAAACCACTTTTGCCTTCCCCTTTTGAGATAACCCCCTTGTGCAAATGAGAGCACTCAAGTGTTAAGCAAGCTTGGTTAACCGCATCATCCATTGATTCGAAATCACCAACCTGAACATTGGCGACTTGCTGAGTTTCTTCATGGCGAACGATGCCACCGCTAGGACAAAGAAATACTGCTGAATACTCCATTATTCATTTACCTTCAGCGCTCTTAGATAGTTATTGGCTTCATTAGAAAAGAAGCGAGAGTCTTGAATTTGTCGTTCTACATCAGCGGTTGTTAATCCAGCAGCATGCGTACTTTCTATTCCTGCCTCCATGCAATCTGCAGCTTCAACCAAGCGGTCCCTTAAATGCTCAATAAGAACAAGAGCCTCTTTCGGAATTAATAACGAACGCTCAATGTCATGCTTATCATCTATATGGCTCATACGTTATCTCCTCTCGTAATACCAGTCACCGTAAGGCAGTGCTGTTCAAACTGGAAAAGCTCTTCATCGTCAAAGCACCCTAAATCTCGCAACCCCAACATTTCCAAAAATAAATGGCGGTTACTCATATCCAAATTAGCCCAATGGTGTAGTTGTGAAACCTGGTCTATCGAACCATTTCGATACCAGCTAGGAAATGAATGACCGAAGAACAAGCGAGCACGGTCAGACTCCATTGCTTCTTTAATGTCAGCAATAACTTCTGACTGTGGGCGGTGTGTTTCCATTAGTTCCTGCTTCTTTGCAATTGCATCAAGTTGAATCAACAACCTTTCTCTTTGCCCTTGGCTACTAGCATTAAATCGTTCAGCTATTTGGGAGAACGATTGATTAAACAAATGAACTTCAAGACTCATAGTTGATTTCCTCAGTTAAGATTCAGAAAGCCCCTTGAAGGGGACAAATATTTCTAGTTGTCGGTGAAAACTAAGACCAGTTACGTTTTATGCTCCTTGCTCTTCGGCTAATCGCCGTCTTCAACGTTGGGTTCTCCGTTTCTTCGTACTCTGTTCTCAGCTTGCTAAGTACACTTTCACGAACTTGAGCTTTCACTTGCTTAATCATTTCTAAGCCTCTCGCTTTCTGCTCTTGGTTAAGGCTGTAAGCAGGTAAATCTGGACAAGGCCTATGAATTGGGTTGGTCGATTCCATCTAAGTTTCTCCTAAGTAAGTCCGGGAATAGCCGAACCATTGGCGACCAAATCCACACTCATGGCTAAGAATGGGGAAACGCCTTTTGTGCGGCTTTCTATATCGTTTATAAGAAGCACAAGGTTGCTAATACCCGCTTGTGCCTTTTGGATAATGACGTGTTTGTTGGTACGACTAAGGCGATCTTGTCCTGCATGCTCTAAAGCCATACGGGATAAATCACCAGAGTGCATCGCGTTTTCTAATGCGCGTTTAATAAAGGTTTCTTCACTCGCATCATTGGGGATTTGTGCGGTCACCACACCGAGGCCAAGCAAAAGGCTATTAAGAATGGTGAAGTTGCCACTCGCCTTGGTGATCATCACAAGTTCTACACTGGTAAGGATGTGCGGCTGATCTGGGTTGAGCTTATTACGCAGCATAGTGGCATTCATATCCACGGCCTTTGCTAACTTGGTCATGTTCTCCGAGTTCGCAAATGCACAACACGCTTCGTTAAATG